TCTTAACCTCAAAAGGATTAGACGCAAAGGCCATCTCTACAAAAATGGACGCATCAACATTCTCAAGTGGTATCGAAAGACTTCTTGCAATGCTTGAGGTGTTCGAAGCAAGTAAAGAAGATTTCACGACATTTACAAAAGCAGAGATTGAGATTTGGGACATCGTAAAACGCTGGTCTAATCTCATGATTAACTCTGATCAAAAGATTCTATCGTTCGTTGTTCCTGATGAGTCTACAGTCATGGTTACTTATCAATCGCCTCAAATGGTTCAAAGCGAAACTGAGAAGTTTGATCTCATCGATAAGAAATTCAAAGCTGGTTACATCTCATTCAAAGAAGCCATCATGAAAGATAGAGGCGTTGATGAAGAAGTTGCAGAGCGTGTCATTGAAGACATTGCCGAAGAGAAAACTAATTTAATGAAAAAGCAAATGGACGCTTTGACTTCGCAAGAAGTAGACACGGAAGACATGAATGAAACTGAAACTATCGGAGAGTGAAGTTTCTTTGAGAGTACAATTTGATGAAATCTTCGGTAGAAATATCGAAGATGAATCATTGCGTGTCGTTGTTGGCGATGAAATGGTCAACATCATAACTCAAAGAACACTCTCTGGGCGTGGTGTTGAGAGTGGTCGAGTCGTTAGGTTCCCACCTTATACAAAAAAATATGCTGCATTAGTTGGCAAATCAGTTAATCAAGTCGACTTAGAAATATCAGGTGATCTTTTAAACAGCATCGAGGTTATTGAAACAACTTCGAAGTATATTGATATTGGTATTCTAGGGGATCAAGCACCGAAAGCTCATGGTCACATGACAGGCTTTGCACCTTACGGCGGCTCTAAAGGTCCAGGCCCTCGTCGCTCCTTCCTTGGATTGACGAAAGCGGACCTGCAAAAGATCAAAACAAAATACAAGTCAGAAGTCGAGAAAATAAAAAAGGTGACTGCCAAAAACTTTATGGGTGAAACTCAAACGTCAGACATCACGAGAGAAGATATTTTATCAGCTTTATCATTACTTAAAAAAGGTAAGATAGGATTTTAATGAGTATCAAAGTTTCATTGAAATATAAAAAGCACCCTGCAGAAGTTATTAAATCAGTGCTGAAAAAAGCAATGGACAAAGAGACGCTTGATCAAATCGGAACTGACATGGTTAGAATGAATCAAACTCTTGTTCGTCAAGGCAAGCTTCCAGATGATACAACTCTAAAGCCACTATCTGAAGGTTGGATAAGACGTCGACGAATACTTTCTAAATTCAATGAGACTGGTCTCGGTTACTCACACAGAAGATCAAACCTCACATTCACAGGTCAGCTTTTAAAAGCGATCTTTTTTATTAGCAAACCAATGCAAGGTCAAATCGACATCGATGTGAGCGCAGGTAAAAGACGCAAGTATGTGTTGCCATCAGGTAAGACAAGTAAGTCGCCTACAATCACGAATAGAAAACTTGCTGAGTATCTTGCAGAGCGTGGAACAATCTTCGTAGGATTGACACGTCAAATGAGAGATAGAGCCAACAAAATCTTAGAACGTAAATTAAGGCAGCTTCTAAGATCCTTAAAATAGCCTTTACAAACACTTCAAGGAGTGAAAACATGAGTACAGAGCAGACCAGTGGTCAGCAAGATCAAGCCAGCGGCAGCGATCAAATCCAAGAACAAACAGTTCCAAAATCCCATGCAGACAAAATTCTCGGCGAGAAAAAAGCATTGCAGTTAAAAATGAAAGAGCTTCAAGACCGACTTGATGGCATCGAAAGGGATAAATTGGAGAAGGAAGGTAACTTGCAATCTTTGGTTGATCGGTACAAAAAAGCCGCTGAATCAAAAGACGAAGAAGTGAAATCCTTTAAAAACAGAATTGTTCAGGACCGAGTAAAATATGCTTTAAAAACCGAAGCTGATAAGGCTGGTGTTATTAAGTATGACGTCTTAGAAAAGCTAGTTGATTTTGAAAAAATCTCTATCGATCCTGAGACTCTTGAATTAGACATTAAGGATTTAACAAAAACAGTAAACTCGTTAAAAGCTGAAAATCCTTTCTTGTTTAAAACAACGGCAGTCAAACCGAATGACATGGTCCCATCAACTAGGGCTGAAGGTGAGATGACTTCAAAAGCGTTGTCAGAGCTTTCAGAAAACGAATTGAAACAATTATTATTAAACGCAAAATAAAAGGAGAACACAAATGGCAGATTTAATTCATGGCAATGCACAGTTGTCAGCTACAAAAATGGACATCATCACAGCTTTAGTTCAAAAAGAATTGAAATTCAAAGCTCAACTTGCTCCATACTTTACTGACGTTTCTAAATTCGCAGTTAAGGGAGCAAAGACAATTGCATTTCCTAAACTTGGGTCATTCACAGTAACAGAAAGAGCTTCAGGAGTTGCAGGAGATGCTTCTGTAATCAATGCAACAACTGATTCATTAGCTCTTAACATTCCTGCTTACATTGCATACATCATTGATTCAAATGATTCTGCACAAACTACTCTTGAGTTTGAAAGCGAAGCTGCAAAGCGTGCTGGTGCTGCTCATGCTCGTTACTTAGACACAAAGCTTATTGCTGAACTTGTTGCTGGTGCCGGTTTCAACTCCGCTGCAGCTGGTAATATCACTATTGCTGACATCTTGGACATGAGAGAATTCATCAAAGGTAACGAAGGAATGTTAGAAGAAACAGTTCTAGTTATCGGTCCAGACCAAGAAAAAGCTATGTTGCAAATCGCTGAGTTTACTCGCCAAGACATCTACGGATCTTCAAATGTTCCTGCAGGTGTTATCGGTCGCGTATATGGTGTTCCTGTTTTGGTTCACAATGCAATGACTGCAGGTCAAGCAATCATGGCTGAAAAATCAGCTCTTTGCTATGGCTTCCAGTTAGCTCCAAACACTTCTGAGCAAATGGCCAACCAATACGGATCACAAGCTAAACGTGTTGCAGTTGATCAATTGTTCGGTGTTAAAGCTCTTCAAATTGACCAATCAGGACTATACGCTCCTGCAGCTGGTAAATCTGGACTAATCGCTAAATTGGTTTAATAATTTAAACTGATGGGTGATACAGCAGACACGATCCCAAATTATTTGACCGCCGCGACTTTACAAGAGTTGCGGCGGTTAATGTTCTTGAACAATATCAAGTCAGGAATGTTTTATAAATATTTCGACATACAATTTGTTAAAGGCAAGTGGTACGCATTCTATTTTGAAAAGCTCGACACAAGCAACGCAGTTAATATTATGGAGTTAAAATGATCTCGCCAAATATTAAAGATCGAGAATTAGATAAGTTTGCAGATGTAAAAGATCGACCTGTTGTAAGAGTGTTGTCATCAAATCAATTCGACCTTCCTGCGGAGTGCGATGCGATAACAAGAGTTGTCACAGGCAACGTAGAATCATGGCAATACAGACAAGGTGGCGAGCTTGGCGTTGTTCTTCAAACAGTCAATGTTACTTACGCAGAGCCATCACTTAAAAATATTATCAGCGTGGTTGTCGTGTAATGGGATATAAGTTTAATCCATTTACAACTAGATTAGACTTTTACGACACTGCAGAAGCAACGGCCACAGACTCAGCAAAAGAAATCGTATTCGATGCAATGCTTGGTGAGAATATATCTGCTTTAAAAGTAGTCTATATCGACACAGATCAAGATTACCAATACAAGCAATATGACCAGGCAATTAACGTCACATCGACCTCGGTTGTTACTGCAAATGCTGATGCTTTCTTCCACGGCAAAGGTGTTATTAATGTTCTAACCAGTGGAACATTACAGCTTCAATTCAGAAGTGAAAATGGTACAGCGGTTACAATTCGGCCTGATTCAATCATTAAAGCGGTGAAGGTGTTATGATAATCAATGACGCTGAAGTGACAACATTAGAAGAGCTGGATGCGTCCTTAATAGGACTCGATCTAGCTTCGCAACAAATGCTTCGAGAAATTTGGTCAAGTGAATACCAGATTTTAGAGACTCAAAAGCAAAAGCGTGAGTTTGGACAAAGTAAGATTGATGCTTTAATCGATAAAATGGGTGAGAGAAATCAACAGCTCATTAACTCAGGTGTTGCGGTTAATGTTATTGCAATTGCCTCTGACAATGCTGGCTTAAAGCTATTGATTGAAACTGGTGCTTTGGCAAATGCAGTAAGTCTTTGCGGGCTTTTAAAGTACAAATACCCGACTCACAAAGATATTTATGAAGAGACAGTAAAGGAATTTAGTGATTATCTTTCAAGCAAAGGATGGCTCTAATGAAGGTATCTATTCTTTTGGTGAACAATAAAAAGTGGTGGGCAAAACCAGCAGGAATGTTGATAAAGTATGTTGAAGGCGTGTCATTCTCTCACACTGCTTTAATGTTTGAACATGACGGCTCTAACTACGTTTACCATGCGACTTGGCCTCAATCTAAAAGAGAGTCTGTATCAAGCTTTCAAGAAGTCCATTCTCTATACAAGAAATACGACCTAGAAGTGGATGCAGATCCATTGGTTGTTTACAACTATCTTCAAATTCTTTTAGGTAAGAAATACTCAGTTGCACAGCTTCTTTTAATTTACTTGAGAAGAACATATTCATTTATTCATGCAATAAGCGGTGGGTGGATCTTAAACCATGAAAACAGCCTTATTTGCTCTGAGTTAAATGCTAAGTTTCTAGAGGACTTTTTTAACGTGAAATTCCAATCTAAATTAGATAGCATCGGACTAAGAGAGATCGAACAAGCTCTTGAGGAGTTAAAATGATTTATACAATTGCAGAAGTAGACTCAATTTCTCAGGTCGGCGAAGTCGTAAGAATCAACGCATCAAAGTCATTTAAAACACCTGATGAGTTGGCAATCACATCGGTAAAGATTCAACCTTCGACATCTGACATTTTCTACACAGTGGGAGACGTAAGTGATAACCAAACATGGTTTCTTGATTGGGTTTATGAATCGGCAGGGACAAAGACAATTACTATTCGTGTTGAAATCGGTGCCACAGTTAAGGACATCACAACTTCATTAGTTGTAAAGACGGCGGCAGAAGAGAAGCTTTTCTCTAAAGATTATGACCTTATTGCTCATGAACAAGACATCATGAAGTGGGTTCCTGCAGGTCGCTCAACATGGAATTTCATCTTTAGACGTGTTCAACAACGCATAATGAATGAGATCGACAAGCAAAGAATCTTTGATGTTGACGGCAACAAACTTACTTTAGATGCTATTTTAGACGTGTCAGAGCTAAGAGATTGGTCAATTTACATGAGTCTTGCGATGATCTTTCAAGGGTTATCGAATCAAAAGGACGATGTTTTTATGGATAAAGCTGCCATGTATGAGAAAAAACAATTCGAATATATGCAATTTACTATGAATATGTTGAGACTTGATTACAATAAAGACGGAGTCATGAACAAAGTTGACAACATCGGTTTCAGATCAACAGGAGTTTTTAAGAGATGATTTTAATTAGAAAGTATTTTGTTGATAGATGTAAAGCAATCGGTCTCAATGAGTGGACTGATGCTTTTAATTTTGAGAATATACCTTCTAATCTTATAAACTTTTCTTTCTTCATTGAGAGTCCTGTGTTTGAAGGCGTTAAAGCCATTTCAAATTATGATCAAGAGATCAATTGCAGAGTTGAAGTTAAGTTCTTCGTCAAAGGATATAGAACACCAAAAGAAGCGATGGATAAATCAATCGAGAAATCAGAAGCTCTTTTGCGTGAAGTATTAAAGCCAACAAATAGACTAGGGCAGTGCCTTAAAAATGTTGTCTTTAACTCAGTCAATGTTGAACCCTTCGCAGGTAGCAATGACAATTTAATTATGGTTACAGCAAGCTTTACGGCTTTTACGAGTTTAAAAATAGAATAGGAGAAATATTATGGCGTGTGGAACAGAAAACATTTTCATGGAACCTGTTGACGTTTATCTAGGACGTGACCAGGCCCAGGTTCAAAAGGTTACTTGCGTTGCTGATACAGCGGCAGCACCTTTGTCTGGTAAATACTTTTTGCTTTATTCAGAGGCAGGAGTGAAACATTGCGTTCACTTTGGAGCGGCACCTTCATTGTCAGGTTACACAATGGTCCCTGTGACTTTTGTTGCTCTTGACGATGCTTTAGAAATAGCAGCGGCGGTTCAAACTGCGGTTGATGCTTTGGCAGCTTACACGGCGACTGTTAGCGGTAAAGTTGTAACTATAACTCACGTGAACAATGGTTATGCTTACGCAGCTCACGACGCTGAATTACTTGCAGCTAAAACAGGATTTGCATTTGATCTAGTAACTGTTGGTGACACAATGGAGAAGGTTGGAATTCTTGATGGTGACGTTGAAGTTTCTGGTCTTACTTCTGAATTTGTTGAAGTAACTGGACATCAAACCGGAGCAACTGTTCTTAGCCAAATCGCTACAAGCGGCGGTAAGCCTGAGATTGCTTTCACAATGAAAGAAGTTGTTTACAACAAGATTGCAAAACTAAAGCGTTACACTACTGGCGAATATTTACCAGTTGCGGCAGGATCTACTCCTGTTGTTGGCGGTGGATTAGTTGGACAATTTAAACCAGCTATTAACACTCGTGTAGTTCTTCACCCAGTATCTAAGGATTTTGCTGACCATTCATCTGACTGGTGTTTTTGGCAAGCCATCGTTGATATTGAGACAAGAGCTTTCTCTGGTGAGAATGTTTCTATGTTGCCTGTTACTTGCAAAGTAAACATTGACTGTGCTAAACCAAAAGCAGTTCAATTATGGATGCAAGGCGACTGGACGCAATTAGAAGCAATCTAAGGAGTTAGTGAATGAAGATCATTGTCCCAAGTAAAAAGAAGTTTGATTTTGAGATCGATGGCCAAAGTTTCTCTATGAGAAAGCCAACCATCGTGGAACATGAAGATTATGTTGACGCTTATTCTAACGCAGAAGCTCGTAAAGACAAGCAACAAATCTTATTCAATCATCTTGAAAGCTTGGGACTTCCTTCTGAAGTTTCTAAAACTTTGGACATGGAGCAATTGGATTTCATTATCACTCAGCTTACAGAATCAAAAAAAAACTAACTCAATCGGACTTTTTTAAAGCACGTTTATGTCAGTTTTATAGTTGGACCCCTGACGTTGTCGGGGGTTTAACTTTTGAAGAGGCCTCTATTTACTGGGAGGCGATCACAGTCATAGAAGCAAGAGAGATGCTTTCTCAACTATCAATATCAGACTATCCCCATCTTAAAAAAACAGCTCGACAAAAGTTGCATAGAAGTTTGTCAAAGCAAGCCTTCCCTGCTACGTTTAAAGACAAGCGTCGGCTTACGCTACAGGATTTAGCGGCAATGGGAGGCACATAATGGCTAATGAGAATAAGACAACGATTGTTTTTGATGGCGACACCTCTCAATTAGAAAAAGATATAAACAAGTCATTTAATAAAGTTCAAAAGCAAGCAATTGATTTCTATGGAACTGGTCTTGCTAACGTTTCAGGCAAAACAGAAAAAGAAGCTGTCAAACAAGGAATGGATATTGGTCAAGCATTTGGAGATGCTTTTAGTGGAGGATTTAGCGTTTCAAGAGTAACTTCTTTGCTCGGTCCTGTTGGAATGGTTGTTACTTCTTTAGGTCTTGCAGGAGCAGCGTTAGCAAAATTCACATTCGAAGGTGAGAAGCTTGATAAAATTCAAAAGAACTTTGATGCTATTTCTAATTCTTTTGGCATTGCTGGCGATAAGTTACAGGATGCGTTTATTGGTGCAACAGGTGGAATTGTTGACGATGACGACGCCTTACAATTATTAAATGAAAAAATGATTCAATTTAATGGTCAAGTTAAAGACTTGCCAGCACTAATGGAACTATCGCGTAAAGCTTCTAATCTATTTGGGCGTGATGCTCTTGACGTGTTTGATTCAATATCTTCAGCAATTGCTACTGGTAACTTTAAGCAATTAAAATTCTTAATACCTAAATTGGATGCTGATAAAGTCATTGGAGAATATGCTTTTAGTCTTGGAAAATTAAAGTCTGAGCTTACTGATGCAGAGAAGATCCAAGGTCTTACAAATGCAATCATGAAAGAAGGCGGTGAACGTCTTAAAGGTATTTCAGTTGAGGCAGGAACAGCTTCAGAAGCATGGGAGCGTTTAAAAGTTAGCGTTTCAAATGTCTATGAGGCGATGCAAGTTGGAACTGCAAAACAAACTGGTGGTTTCTTTAAATCATTCTTTGATACTGCTAGAATGGCAATCGAAGGTGAGTTACTACAAGAACCAAAAGGAAACGCAGCTCTACAAGATGCAATGGTTAAACGATATGATTTAATCGCTCAAAAGCAAGATCTTGTTAAGAGTAAAGAAGAAGCATGGTTCGGTGTAAGAAAAACAGCTATTCAAAACCAAATCAATCAAACTGACGCTTTAATTAAACAACAAGATGACATCATTAAGAAACAAGAAGAAGCAATTCAAAAAGCTGGTGAAGCCAAGAAGGCAGCGTCTAAACCAGAAGACAAAGCTGAAGCCGTTGTTCCTGGTATGTCACCTGGTAAGATGGCAGCTTTTGAGAAGTTTAATAATGATCTAAATCAAAAGTTAATGCAGTCAAAACTCGCAATGCTTCAAACTGAGCTTGGATATAACAAGAACATTGAAAACCTAGACAAGCTTCATGAGCAGCAATTAATATCTAACAGACAACAAGGCGTTAACGATCGAATGGCTTTGTTCACTCAAATGAAACAAGCTGAGTTGATTTCTGAATCTGATTCAGCAAAATTTGCACAGTTAATTGCTCAAGGTAAACTAACAGGCAACAAAATGGTTGATGATCTTCTTTTAAAACAAATGGAAGATCAAAAGAATAAGAAACTTGCGATTGATAAACAATACGTTGAGCAGAAAAAGTTAGTTGATGAACAAGCTCAAGCAAGTGATCTCTCTAACAAGATGGCTTTTCAAGATGGCATCGTTAGCGGTTTTCAAGCAATGTATGATTCGTTAAAAGTTGCAGGTGAAAAAGCTTCTAAAGACTTTGAGAATTTATCTAAAAAGATTGGTTCAATTGCTCTTAATAGTTTAGCTGGTGGAATATCTAAAGGCGTTCAAAAAATGGCCTTGGCTTGGCGAGATGGCAAAGTAGGACTAGAAGATTTTGGACAAGCATTTCTCGGCGTCATGGGTGACATGATGGTTCAAATGGGTAATGCTTTTATCGCTCAAGCTGCAGCAATGTTCTTCTCTCCTGATACTACAATGTCAGCAAAAGCTCCTGGATTGATGGCAGGTGGTATAGGTCTAGTCGCCGCAGGAACATTACTAGGAGCTTCTGTTGGATCTTCACCTTCACCTTCTGCAAGTGGTGGTGGTGTTAGCGGTGGTTCAACTGGTGTTTCATCAGGGACAACTTCACTGACAGCACCAGAAGACAAGATCATTGCAGAGCAAAAAGCCAGTGTGAATTTGACTGTGCAAGGTAACATTTTAAATAATAGAGATTCAGCGTTGTATTTAGCTGAAGTTTTAGAAGATGGCTTCAGAGATCAAGCAATTAAATTTAGAGGTGTTTAGATGGCAATTACGACTTATTCATATTTTCATTACGGCCACACGATAAACGACAGTAATAAATATCTATGCTTTATCGAAGGTGCTGGGACTGAAAAGGTTGCAGTTCTTGACGTTGGGACATACACGCTAACAAAGTTTCGAGACATACTTGCTCAAGCTTTAAATAATGCTGGGACTTTAGTTTATACAGTTTCAGTGAATAGATCGAATCGAGTTATCACAATATCAGCACCCAGCACGTTTAAATTATTGGGTGCCACTGGATCAAGAGCAGGACAACAAGTGTTAAGCCTTGCAGGTTTTAACGACGTTGATACGGCTTTGGCAACTTCACACGTTGGATCTTTTGGATCAGGTTCTTTTTACGAGCCGCAATTCCTTTTACAAGATTACATCGATCCAAAGCATAACAAGTCATTAGCAAATGCAACTGTTTCAAAAAGTGCTGACGGATCAAGCGTTTCAATTCAATCTTTTGGGACTGTAAGAATGATGAAATGTAATATTAAGTTTTCGACTAACATCCCACAAGTGCCAGGCGATCCGATCAAGTCGAATGATAATGGCGTTGAGGACCTTATTTCATTTATGGAATATTGTGTCACAGGAGCACCGATTGAGTTTATTGAAGACATTGGAAACAAAGAAATATTCTATAGAGTAAGACTTGACCAGACTGAAGCAAGTCAAGACGGCGTGGAGTATGAGTTAAAAGAACGATACGATATTGGTTTACCTTTTTATTTTGATACAGGTAAGCTTACATTTAGAGTAGTGACGGAGTAAACATGACATTAGTAAACGGACAATTAGCCAACCAAAGCACCTTCAACAATGCCTTCGTTTCTAGAACAAATGACACTTCAACAGAAGGTAAACTTACACTTGAGAATGTTGATTCAAATACGATCACAGATGTGCAAGCTTACGTTAATAAAATTGCTTCTGCAGATGGCATCTTATCTGAGACTGACACAACAGACACAACTTATATCTCAAATAATTATATCACTGTCGGTGCGGATAGAAAAACAGCGATTGGTGAATTAGATACTGCAATCTCTGGAGTACAATCAAATCTTGAAACTCATGAAGCAAGAACTGACAACCCTCACAATACAACTCCTTCTCAAATCGGAGCTTACACAATTGCAGAAACAAACACTGCAATTTCAACAGCGATCACAAATCTAATTGATGGCGCACCAGCGGCTTTAGATACATTAAACGAATTAGCTGCCGCATTAGCAGATGACGCAAACTTTGCTGGCACAGTCACTACAGCTTTGTCAGGTAAAGAGCCAACAATCACTGCAGGAACATCTTCACAATACTACAGAGGCGATAAGACATTCCAAACTCTTGACGCTACAGCGGTTGGTCTTGGCAACGTAACAAATGATGCTCAATTAAAAAGAGCAGCTGGTGACATTAATACTTTCACTGAAAAATTAACTGTTGCAGCTGATGATTTGGTTTTGATCGAAGACTCTGCAGATACTTTCAATAAGAAAAAAGTTAAGATGTCAAACATGGGTGGAGGTTCAGGAAGTGGAGTTGCTCCTTGGGCGACTGCAACTGCTTATACAACAAATCAAGTTGTAACTTACAACAATAAACTATGGAGATGTTGGCAATCTCACACTTCACCAGCAACATTTGAAACATCATTTGAAACATATTGGTTTTTGCTAGAATCAACAGATAATTTAATGACTATAGGTGAATCATTCGAAAGCGGTACATCTTCAGGATGGCAATCAGGAACTATATCAGGATATACTGCAGGAACATTTCCAACAACTGCAGTAAGTAGTTTAACAGACGCAATAGTAACTGGATCATCACCTATAACTGGATTTTATTCTTTAGGATTTCCAGCAACATCAGCTGGGAGTGCATTAATTTCACCTGCAATTACTCTTGATTCTTCTGTAAGTGGTAAAAATTTATCATTCTCTTTTGATCATAAATTCGTAAGTGGTATTGGTTCAACTAATGTAAGTGGAACAAGTGCAAATACATTTCATGTTGTTTTGTATGACGTAACTAATTCAAAATATATTCAACCAACAAATACATACGGTATTACTGCAGCTCAAGGAACTTGGTTTGGAACTGCTCAACCTGATAGTAATTGTATTTCAATTAAGTTTGTTATTTTAATTGCAAATACTGTTGGAGCTTCGCCAGTTCCTAGATTTGATAATTTTTGTATCAGTAGAAAGATTGCACCAACTGGTCTATCTGGTTTTGATTTTAGAACTTACGTTGCAGGATCTCCAACAAACGTAACTGTTGGAAATGGCACAGTAACTTCTAGATATGCTAAAGTCGGGGATGTTGCTAAAATAAAATATCAACTTGTCGCTGGTTCTACTACATCAATTGGCGGTCTAGCTCAATTTCAGTCTGCCCTTCCTCCTGGAGTGGCAGTAGACACTTCTAAGTTAAGCACACAAAACTTTGCGGTAATTGGTAAAGGTCACTTCTATGATACAAGTGCTTCAACGCATTTCACTGGAAATGTGAGATTCGATTCAGGCGGTCAGATTTATTTAGCAATTCAAGGTCTTAATGTCGTGACTACTGGGGTGCCTGTTACAATGGCAACGGGCGACACTATAGATTTGGATTTTGAAATTCCTGTTCTTGGATGGTCATCAAATGTTCAGCTTTCAAATAGTGCTGGGAATAGTCAGTCTGTTTTTGTTGGCTATAAAACATCTACGCAAGCTGTAACTGCCAATGTTACAGACTTAGCTTATACAGCTCAAAAAGATTCTAGCGGTTCTTGGAATGGAACACAGCTTGTAGCTAGAGAACCTGGTGATTATTTCTTGTCAGTCGGAGGATCATCTTCTGCTAATACTACAATTAAGGTCTATGTAAACGGAGTTGTTTATAAAGAGCTAACTGATTTTAATGCAACATTTAACACATCTGCATCTGTTATTGTTTACGGAGTTTTAGCTGGGCAGACTATTAGTTTAAGATCGAGTGCGAGTGTTAATATTAATGCTGGTGGAGCAAACGCAACATCTACACTAACAATCTATAAGCTAGCTAACCCACAAACCATTGCGGCAAGTGATAGTGTTTCGATCAGATATACTCAGTCGAGTGGTCAGTCTATTCCTGATAATACAGTTACAGTTGTAACATTTGGAAATAAGGTATGGGATTCTCATGGGGCATATAATCCAGCAACAGGTATATTCACAGCGCCAATGCCAGGAGAGTATGAAATTAATTCATCAATTACATTTTCTTCATCTGCTTGGCCTATAAATAAATATGCTGTTTTGTTTGCTAGAAAAAACTCTTCAGTTTACGCAGTAAGCCCGGACCATATTACCCAGGTAGCGCAGACTATGTATTATTACCCAGTACCCATAAAAACAAAAGTTAAACTTTTAGCAGGAGAAACTTTAGACATAGCTGCACAACACAACAGAGGTGCGGCTACTTCTATCTACGCATTTTCTCAAAATAACTGGATTGAAATTTCAAGAACAGGAAATTACTAATGAAAAAAATATTAATAAAAAATAAAGCAACTGGTGAAATTACTCATGGATCTGATTTAGATGAATCAGAGTTTCAAAAGTGGATTGACTATCACGTTGAGAATAATTCTTGGGGTAAGAAAGCTTTCAAAGAAACAGTAAAATATGAAGTCCAAGACGAGCAAGGCAATATCGTAGAGCCAGCGGAATATATCGAGCATGATTCTGAATATGAAATCATAATCGAAGACAAGACCGCTGAATATGAACAGGAAAAGCAGAAAAAAGAAAAGAAGAAAAAAGACCGTGAAGACAGAGTTTCTTCTTTGAAAAAGATCGACTGGAAAGCAATAAAAACCATTGCTGAATTAAAAGATGTTGTTAAATTTATTCATGAAGAGCTTTTAAAGGATGAAGAGTGGTGATCTCAGAAACTATGCAACTCGTATCAGGAATTGTAGCTTTAATAATCTGGCTTGTAAGATTAGAGGGCAAGGTCCTAATGGTCGAGAAGCAAGTTGTAGTCTGTCAAAAAGAAGTGGACTCTCTGCAAATAAAACATGAAGCTTTAGATTCAAAAGTTGTTGAGCAACTGGCATCTGTCAGAGAATCATTAGCAAGAATTGAAGGCGCATTAGGCGTAAAAAGTGGTGGGCACAACCTGGAGCTTGGTTGATCAAGTAAATTGAAGGCGCGTTAGGCGTCAAAAGGGATGGGAAGTAATGGCAACATATTTCAGTTATAACTTAGTTTTAAATGTTAATTCAACTGCAGGTTCTTACTCATATACAAACACAACTGGGAAACATTTGCTTGTTACTGTGAACATGAGGGCTTCTTTAACAGTCGGATTTAATACTGTTCACAATGGTACTGCAACAACAAGTGGTGGAACTGGTGGAGTTTCTAGAACATATTATGCGTATTCAAATGAAAATGACAGTGGAACAAGTAAACCAATCGGTGGCTCTACAATGATATTATTAACACCAGGACAAACACTTGCATTACAACACACGACTCTTGTAGATGTTGGCAATGCTTACATCACACAGCTTACAGGCTTTTCAATAACAAACTAAAATAACTCTCATAAAGAGAGATTTAAAAAGGGGATAAAATGGAATTACTTAAAGGCGTAAACGTAAATGTTGAAGGATCAAAAGCAGTTTTGGCACTAGCAATGTCAAAAGAAGGTATGGGAGAAGTTTCTCTTGCTGTTAAAGTTGAGATCGTAACAATTCTAGAAAAACTTGCTGCTGACACATCAAATAAAGTTGATGATGTTATGGTTGATATGTTTAAAAAAGCAATGGGTTTATAACATGAATTTTCTTGCTGCCTTTTTGAATACAACTGTAGGCAAATTCATCCTTAATTCTATATTGAAAAGGATATGGTCGTTCATTACGACAAAGCTGTTTCGGACGTATAAAGATTGGCAGCAAGATTCTAAAGACAAAGAGATTCGCGAAGAGTACAAAAAAGTTGAACAAGGAGTTTTAACAAATGAAGAAGAGATTGAAATTACTGAAGACCTTCTCAATGGTCGTTCTTCTAACAAGTTGCGCAAGCAAGCTCCCACAGTTCCCGACTCCGACAGTAAAACAACCACTGTTTAAAAAGAACATCACAAACGAATATGAATTTAAGAATGATGAATTCAAATTCAAAGAAGCTCACCCACTAGAATTTTCAAATGGAATGTTTTGCATTACTCCTGAAGAGTACCAGCAAATCAGACGTTGGGTGATTAAAGTAAATACAGAATTCACTTGCAAAGAGAATACAAATGGCAACGCTGTTAACCAGTAAAGTATCATCACTGTCACAAGGAAACCTTCAACAAACTCAATTAGTATTGCAGATTGAAGGCATCGATGTAACTTTTGGTGTTGGCACAATTAAAAAATATGCTCGAATCGGTGATCCTGATTTATATATCAATGAAGAAAATGATGCTTTCGAAGATTGGTTTATTGGTGGATTATTCTTGCAAGAAGGACAAAAGAATATCATCTCATGGGACGGAACAAGCGACACAGTTTCTCAAAGACTTGAAATTGACCGAGGTGGAGCAACTTCTATTTCAGCGGTTCAAATTGCTCTACTAGATAAATCAAATTACATGACTAATCTTATTACGCCTGGGAATGTTGTTGATGACGTTTTAGGAAAGAAAGCATCTGTTTATTTAGGATATGCAGACACCGCATTCCCACAAGACTTTGTGCAAATATTTTCTGGAATGATCGACATGATCGATGCTGGTGCAAACATAGTTTTAAATGTTGCTCATCCAGAGGCAAAAAAGAATGGTGAATGTTTTCAAAAGATCGACACAGAGTTGTCTACAAATTTACAATATCGTTCATCAAACATTCAGAGCGTTTTATATAAAGCACGTCGTGATGTTATTGGTGATGTAACAGTTACATATATTAGCGGAGGCACTGTAGAAAATGAAGTTGTGAACGTGTCAGGTAACAACATTACAATTTCAATTGCTGTTGGTTCTACAACTTCAAAGATGATTAGAAATGCAATCGAGAAAAAGATTGAAGCTCTTTCATTAGTAACTGTTTCAATTGCTGAAGATGAAAATGGGAATCAATTATCTGATGTTATACAAACAACTCAATCAATCACAACTTTAGATTCAAGTATGTTTGTTGGTTGTAAATCATCTCAAGGTTTTCTTTTACCTTCTGTTGCAAATGGATTTAAGACTTACGTTAAAATTGATGATGAGGTTATTCAATACCAAAGCAAAGCGGGACCTAATAATAATTATTTAGTAGATATAACAAGAGAAGCTTTGCGGATTAAAGATCCTAGATCATTTGCTGAGTTTCATGAATCAGGCACAGAGGTTTCGACGTTCTACAGAATCGAAGGTAATGCTATTGATTTAGCTCTTCGCATGATGTTGTCAGGAGGCGATGAATATTTTGCCACTGGCGTAGAGATAAAGAACATCAACGCCGTTGAAGGTATAGGCATAGTAGATAATGCTATATACTTCGATGGTGTGAATATTCAAGATAAGTATGGTCTTGTAATAGGTGACTTTGTAAATGTCACTGGCGAGCTTGCAGCGAACAATGGAGTGCATTTAATCACTGGTGTTTTCTTTAATGAGTATGGATCTTGGCTCACTGTTGATAGTCTTTTGACATACTCAGCAAATAGCTCTGGGACTTGCTCTTTTAAATCAAAATACAATGTCTGGCCCGATGGCCTTGGAATGGGTGGGGATCAAGTTGACGTACCGCAGTTTGAATATATTAAGACAACTTTTTCTAGTTCTATTTTTGAGTATGATTTTTATTTAAAAGATACAATCAAAGGTAAAGAGTTTATTGATGAGAAACTTTTATTCCCTACAGGCGCATTCACATTGCCTCGTAAGGGTAAAATATCTTGTGGTTACTCAGCTCCACCTTTGGGAAGCACAGACCTTGTAAAGTTTAATTCTACAAATACTGTGAACCCTGGAAATAATAATATCACTCGCTCGATAAATAAGAATTTCTACAACGCGATTACGTTTAAATTCAATGATGCTGTTGTTGATGACAAGCTTTTATCAGGTGAAATAACAGTCAATGCAGACTCAAAGAATCGAATTAAGGTCGGGAATAAAGTCCTTACAATCGAAGTGCCAGGACTAAGACCTTCTGACTTTACATCAAGCCAAATTAGAATTTTATCGTCTAGAATACTCGACAGATATAAATTCGGAGCTGAGAAAATCAACATCGGTACATTCTATGGTAAGTCATTTAACCTAGACGTTGGCGACGTTGTGATGTTTGGCGACGAGACTATGGATTTACCAGACACCAAATCAGGCACAAGGGGATTTGCTCCTCGACTCATGGAAGTGCAAAACAAAACTCTTTCAATTAAATCAGGTCTTAACAAACTTGAGTTGGTTGATACTGCTTACTCAATTGGCAATGCAGCATTTGGAATTGTTTCACCAGCTTCTAAAGTTGGCACTGGATCTTCAACGTCTCGTGTGAAAATTGTAGAAAGCTTTGGCATCACTCCACCACTTAAAGAGAAAACAAAGTGGGAGAATTATCTTAATGAAAAGATTGTTGTCAGAAGCGAAGACTTCACTCGCTATGAAGAGACTATTTTAAAAGGATTTGATACAAGTGATTCAAGCAAGCTTGCAGTATTCCCAGAGTTGACGTTCACTCCTGTCGATGGTGACATTGTTGAGATTGTAAACTATCCAGACAATGAAATTCCAGAAGACTCTCAGATATACAAGAGAGTTTTCGTTTTCACTAATCCAAGTGTTTTAATTACAGCGGTTACAAGTCCAACAGTTTTTGAGGTTGCAACACCTTCAGTATTTAAAGCAGGTCAAACAGTTCTTGTAAGACGTGAAGAGTGGGATCAAATCTCTGCAGAAGTTGAAGTTGTTTCAATTGTTGGCAATGTTTTGACAGTAACAAGTGGAATTACATTTGGATTAGTTGTTGGAATGTCAGTTGAATTAATTGGTTTTAAAGATGGCGGTAAGCCTTACAGATATATCTAGGGGGATCGATGGGATTAATAGCAGACTTAAAAAAACTAATATATGAAGAAGAAGTAAAATATAGAGCGGCAGTTTCAGAATCAACATGGTATAAAATCGGCGGCACTTTAAACTTCCTTTTGAATCGTAATCATCAAGAGAAAGCTTTTTATCTAAATGGATCTTATTCAGGTTGGGCAGTTCCAAGAACTTTTGCAGATGGGATTTCAATATTTGAATATGATGCTGAAATTTTCAACGTCTACATCTACAACGTGAATGCTGGTTCATCTGGTATTACTGAGATTGATTTAAAGTTGAAACCTCAATTGTCAGGTGCGTTTACTTCTGTGTTCACGACAACGCCAAAGATTGACTATCGAGCAGGTACAGCGTGGGCAGGAATTGGAGACACAATCAATTATTGTACGGCAGCGGTTTTAACTTCAGGAGCATCGCCTCTACAAGTTAATAAAGGCGACGCGATTGCAATTGATTTAGTAAGCTCACAAGTTGGTGCTTCAAATTGCGGCTTGATAGTTCATTACAGACCTAGATAATACTTTTTAAATATTCTCTAAACTTAGACATCGGCATTGAGAGAGATCCACCTGCGTCGACCTTTCTCCAATAGCCGATTCCTTTTTTACCTGCAACTTCATGATGAGCTAATACATAATCAAGATTGAAAACTTCTGGATTGTTTTTCTTTAACCAAACAAGAAGATCAACTAATGACTTCTCCTGCTCAAGAGTGAAGCGTTTATATTGGCCTGTAGGGCATTCCCAAGTTTGCTCGCTCACTCTTCTAGTCTCAATTTCTTGGTAAGTAACACCAAACCAAGACTTGCCATTGCCGTCTAACATAC